CCACCTTTCGTCGATGTTCGTGGTACTCAGGCACTTGAGTGTAGACTCCAGCAAAACTTGCCGCACGTTGGATGCGATGTGAAACCGCTCTGTACTCTTTCTCAGAGAATAGGCATAGTTCGCTGTAGGCCGACTCAAGATTCTCACGAGTTGCCGCATGCACATCAGTCCCCCTCACCCAGTTGGTCATATCAAGAACGACTTCCATTGGAAGTTGTCCCTCATATAAGCCAGCTGGGGTCAGGTGAAAGTTGCGCTTGAGGTAACGAACGTCACTGAGTGTCCGGTATTTCACCATCTCGCCAGTTTTCCCTTCGTCCGTATAGGTGAGTCCGATGTTGTTTAGCACTTCGGTGATAGTTAATTGATTGTATTGATCAATCACTTCATCCGAAATGTTAAGAACATTGTCATCACCATAACATTGAAGAGACACCTGTGAGCGAAAACCACCTCTCTCCTCCACCAGTTCATAGTACGCAATGCGCATCACGATCTGGTTGAAGATAGAGTTGATAATCACTGTGAGGGGATTACCGGATGGTTGAGAGTGGGTGAGCCTTACGAGCATGCCCTTGTACACGATGTCTGCATTGCAAATCATGTCAAAAAGCACTGTTCGCTCGGTCGTGTGTTCATCTGCGTACCAGTCGTTCATGACATCGAAGACTTCCCAGAGGAGATCTTGACGTAGACTGCCGTCAAAATTGGAGAAATCTCCAGCGATCACTTTATTACCTTTCGATCTTAAGTACTCGCCGGTCTTGTTCCAATCAGAACTGTACACATTCGTACCCACTCCAACTTCGTTGTCGATCTTATTGAGAGTGAGAGCTCCCACAAAGGCACCAAAATACTTCCTAACCAGAATGGAGAGGTTCATCGGTGCAGCGGCGAAGACGCGTGTTTTCCCAGCGTCTACCTTCTCTATGGGTCTTCTCTCATCTTTGAGGGTTGCTACATACGCGGCGTTTCCGCGACGGCCCTCCTTGATATGGCTCTCAAGTTCTTCGACATCGCGTTGGAGTTCGGC